GTCACCATGAGAATGGTCTGTCCGTCCTCGTTTATCCTGTTGAACAGCCTAAGCAGACTGTCTGTTGCCTTTGAATCCAGTGCTCCTGTGGGCTGTGTTAAGTTAGTACAAAATAGAAAACCCCAGCAAGGCTGCTGCCTGCCGGGGTTCTTCTTTTTATTTTGTCTTGTGCAGTTCTGGCGGGTGTTTTCTCCCATCTATCCACCCGGACAGTTTTTGCCCGCACTCCGGGCAGTTTTCCGGTTGCCCCGTGTAGTCATCAATCCAGTTCCCGCACGTTGGACAAAATACACCCTCCAGCGCTTTGTCTGGGTTCCATATCGCAGGTTTGCTTTCTTCCATCTGCTTTTCCTCCGTATTTACTTTATATGATTGTAACATACTTTCTTGCTAATTCCCAAACCGCTTCATAGTCCTGCTGCTCTTTATATTCTCTGTTCCATGCTTCCGCTTTTTCCGTCTGCCCTGCTCTTTGCAATGCCTTATTCACTCTTGAAACAAGCATAAACACATTGTGTGTAGTGAAAATCTGTTGTTATCTCAAAATTTCCCCATTCTCCCGGCTTTTCGTCCAGCACCATTTTTACAAATTCTTGCACCGTGTATTCTTTATCTAATTTCACAACATAACTGCTGCTGGCGTCGCCATACGGACCGCCAGTGCATATCATTTTCATTCTTTCTGCCATGTCAATTCCTCCCCAGTGTCCCGCTGGTATTTTTCTTTTACAGCTTCCACAACATAGTTATTCTGTGATGAATAGCCCTGTTCTTTTGCAACCTCTTTTATACGGGCTTTCATTCCTTTTGGCACCGCAAGTTCCATGCGGTCATAGTTATTGTCACGGTATTTGTTCTTTGCTGCCGTGGCTGCTGGTCCTCTCGGTATAGTCTTCTTTTCTGTTGTATCTGGCATTTTCTGCACCTCCTGTGGTTTTTAATCAGTATATCACACTTTGTTTTCTTACGGAAGTATACATTTTATACAATCTTACGGAAGTATATTTGTATATTTTGCCGATTGCTTTTATACTTCCGTAAGTATATAATAAAGACAGTTAAGGAAATCAAACACACGGAGGTCAAACGATATGGGAAAAATCATTTACATGGAAGATAGAATAAACGGGCTGCACTGCTACACCCCAGAAATGGGACAGCGCAAGCCAGAAGTCAAAATGGAAGCCAGCCTTTCATATTATGGCAAACATTATTTTGTTGATACCCCGCTTGAATTAAAAGGCAGGGGCATTACAGAAATTGAAGCCCACTGGATTGATGGTTGCCAGAAGAAAATTGAAAACTGGCGCAGCTACCGAGTCACAAAGGCTGCTTTTGAAAAATTAAAAGCGCAATATCCAATTTCAATGGAATGTTGCCTTGACTAATAACTACACGGGCGGCGCTGCTGCCGCCCAGAAAGAATGGTGATAATATATGGGAAAATCTTATAATAGACGTTTCAGAAAGAACGGGCTTTCATTCATGGTGCAGGACACGCACCCGGCAGACCGGAAAAGTGATACTGATAAATACTATCTGACGGTAAACAAAGGCGGCATATACAAGATTGTGTATGACGGTATCACATGGGAAATACCAAAGTTCCCAACTATTCACGCTGCGCAGTTCTGGGCGCTGAACAGTTCTGATTTTATCGGCACCATGTAAAATGCTTTTATCTTACGGAAGTATACATATTATACAATTATACTTCCGTAAGTTTGTGCATTGTGTCTATTGCTTTTATACTTCCGTAAGTATATAATAAAGACAGTTAAAGAAATACAGAACACGGGGGGCAAAGCAATGACAGTAAAACTTCAAGGAATATATAACAAGCAGGAAGCAAAGGCAGTAAAAGAATTAAAGACCGGGGACGTTATCATGTGGAACTACGGATATACAAGCACCGTGGTTGACCTTATCCCAAGCAAGACCGGGAAGACATTTACCGCAACTGAAAGTGGGATTGAGTACACATATAAAACAATATAACGCCGTATTTGCCCCGTAAACGCAAAAAGACCGCAAGTGGTGTATTTCTCCACTTACGGTCTTTTTTTCTCATTCTGGCTTATTCTGCAAAGCGTCAGCGGCATTATTTAAGGTCTGCCAGCGTGTTTCCCTCTTCGTCAACAATCTTCGTGACTTCTGCCGCCATCTTCTCTGCTTCTTCCTTTGTCACGCTCCCGGTAATGTTCCCGGCTGCGTCGTAAAGGTTCACTGTGCCGTCTGCGTTGGTTTCCGTGGCACCCTCCGGCACATTGTCTGTGGCAATAGCCACTTTCTCTGTTGTTGTCACTGGTGCCGTGGTGTTAATCACTACCGTTGCAGCTGGTGTGGCTGTGAGTGCTTCCAGCGGTTCTGCGGTGTTGCTTTCTTTCTCTCCGGCTTTCATGGCATTGTATGCCGTCTGTGCAATGGCTTTCAGCTGGTCTTCTGTGACATTCAGCCCGGCTTCATCGGCAATCTTCTTCAACTGTTCCACAACTGCCGCCATCTTCTCTTCCCCGGTCTTATCCTTTTTGAACTCTTTTGCCCATTCCACAAACTTTGCTGCCCACTCTGACAGTTCGCCCAGCTTGTCTGTGACGGTCTTTGGAATGTTTGGGCAAACGTACTTTCCAATTAAGAATGCCCCCAGTGTTACGGCAAAATATACGGCTGCATAAATTACATTATCCATTGTCTTTTCCTCCTGTTGATTATGCAGGCAGCTTCAATGTCTGCCCAGCGTAAATGGTGTTACTTGTAAGACCGTTCATGGTCTTAATTTCATTGTATCTGGAACCGTCGCCCAGCTGCTTTGCTGCGATTGCCCAAAGGCTGTCACCACTCTTCACGGTGTATGTACGCACGCCGCTTCCCGGAATTTTGATTTTCTGCCCAACACTAATGATGTTAGGGTTTGCAATCCCATTGTGGCTTGCTAACTTCTGGTATGTGGTGCCATACTTTGCAGCAATGCCAGAAAGTGTGTCACCTCTCTGCACGGTGTATACCTGTTCCCCGGCTGTTCCCTGTGCAGGCTTTGCAGGTGCCGCAGGCTGTGCAGGTTCGCTGGTTGCTTTCTTTGAGAAGTCCGGCACGCCATAACCTCTGATATAACGCCCGTTGACTTCCAGTGTTCTTCTTCCAACGGCATTGGACTTGTTGCCCTCAACAACTGTGATAGTGTTACCGTCGCAGCTTTCTACAACGCCCACATGGTCTGAACTGCCTGTGCAGTCACCAGCGCCGTTGTCGTCCCAGTCATAATAGATATAGTCGCCCGGTTCCGGCACCTTTGCGTCATTCTCGCACCAGCGCCCCATCTGCTGCCACAACTTAATCTGACGGTCACAGCTGCACTCCGTAGGGATAATGTCTGTGTAGCCTGCTTCAATGGCAATCTTTGAACCAAAGGTTGCACACCATGCGTCATGGTATGTCACTTTGTACCCCTGCGCTAACGGCTTGTGGTTGTTGTAGGCGTCAATGATTGCGCGGTGTGCTGCTGTACCCTCTTTCACTCCCACATATGCTGCCGCCCTTGCTGCAAATTTCTTTCTTACTTCTGATACATTCATATTGCTTGTACCTCCATTCTTTTTATTGCTAACGGCTCCGGCTGCGTACTGGTCATAGTATTTCTGCCCATATCCTGCACGCTTTGTCTTCACCGTGTCGCTCTGGTCTGCCGGGCGCTCAAACTGTGTCAGCACTGCATTTGAAGCAACAATGACGGTCTGTGCGCTCTTTAATACTGACAGTGTGGCTTTGTAGCCCTCTGTCAATTCTTTCATAAGGAACCCCAGCTGTGTTTCAAGGTCGCCAATAGACTTCCCGGCGGCTTTTGCATATTCCAGCAAAGCGGCTTTTCTGGTGTGGTATGTCCACTGCGCCAGCCCATAGCCTGCGCCGTCCCTTGCAAAGTTTCCATAGCTGTCGTTGTCCACGGCTGCTGTGTAGCTTGCGTCAGTGTGTCCCAGCTTCTTTTCATAGCTGTTCTGCAAGTTCTGCGGGTTCAGCCCGCTTTCTGCATATAAGTTCCCCATCAATCCGGCTGCCCCACAACTGGACAGCCCTTTTGATTTCAGAAAATTCCAAATCTTTTCTGGTGTTGTTTTTCCTATTAGTCCCATGTCTTATACCTCCCCGGCGCTACTGCGTCATACTTGAAAAGTCAGACAGCGTGCCGGACAACTCCGGGTATGCAGCTTTGATTTTCAGCAGGTTTTCTGCCTTTGCTTTCCAGCAGTAGAACGCTACTGCGGCAGCAGTTACCCCGCCAACGAACGTCAAAAGGACTGATAACTGGTAAAAATCCTTTGTGACCACTACCCACACGCCCACGGCAAATGCTATGTAGTAAGTCGCCAGAATTGAAAAGATAATGATTTTTGTTGCGCTGGTCTTTCTCTCCGGGTGTTCCTGCAACTCTTCTTTTCTCTTCTTCCTGCGCTGTCTGAAATACTGCAAATTCCATAAAAAAAGCACTGCTAATGCCAGTGCAAATCCAATGATAAAAAATATTAAACTTTTCATATTGCTGTTTTGTACCTCCTATGGTTCTTTCGGCTTTGACAAAGCAAAATCATTTGTGCGCATACACTCTTTGTATATTTCCAGTATGTATTCATGCGCAACATCAACTTGCCCATTAGTCAACTTGCGGTCTTTGATGTACTTGTCATACTTTGCCAGTATGTCAATGATATGGTCGAACTCTTCTTTTGTATGGCGTCTGTGATTTATGCAACTGCTCTGAAATTCCAGAATTTCCATACGCCAGCTGTCAACCTTGTGGTCTGTAAAATCTTTTTGCAGCTGGTCCAGTTGTTCTTTCATGTCGTGGTTCATAAGATTTCCCAGCTGTTTAATCAACCAACGCACGGGCTGTACTTTAATTCCCGGCGTTATGTCAATAACAATCCCAATTCCCGCAAGCCACACAATAGCTTTCTGTACCATTTCCCAGACGTCCGCTGGGTTAAGCGTCTGTATTGCTTCCACTGTCCGTCACCTCCTTTTCTTCTGGCTGCTTGATATAATCATCAGTGCTGCCGTAATATCCGCAGAATAGACCGCATTTGCTGGCTGGCTTCTTCTCCGGTTCTGGATATGGCTTGCCCATTTCCTGCAAGTACAGTTCGTTTAGGCTCTGGCGCATACCGTAGCTGTTGAAATGCTGTAATATGCCCCGGTATGAAGCAACGGACCTATCCAGTGTATCTTTGTCAATCTCTCCTGCGTGATATGCTGCAAACATATATTTCAATCTACGTTTCAGCTTCTTTGCCGTCTTCTTACGCAATTTTATGTGTGTTGACCAAATGCGGAAGCCTACAAACTCAATGCCCATGCTGGTTGGTCTTATGCAAGTTTTCTTGTTAAGCTGCAAATGCAGCTTGCTTCCCAGAAAGTCCGCAATTTTGTTCTTTATCTTTTCCAGATACTTTTTGTCTGGGTGTAAAATAATAATGTCGTCCATATAGCGTATGTAATAATGCAGGTGCAGTTTGTGTTTTTATAATATGGGGCTTACTGCCGTAAGCCCCGCAGTGTATCAGTTCCCAGTTTCCAGTTATTCAACTAAAGCGGAACGGAACG